GTCAGGCACAAAAGAAGGGGCAGAAAACTGTGATATAGCAGAGTACTCATTGTCCTCATATTTATACCTATACGCAAAAGAAAGAAGGCGGTCTTCTAAAAAGTTATCTTCTCCTTGAATGTTAACAGTAACGATAGTAGGTGCATCAATAGGAGGTGCTTTTACAACAAGGATATCCTCAGCAGAAAACCCATCTATGTTAGATGCAGGGTCAGCATAGTTTTTATTAACGTTTATCCTCCTAGGTTGGTTTAAATCGTCAGTGAAAAATAACAGGTTATCTATTAAATTAATCCCTGTAATAAGATATGTCTTAGAGAAATTAAGAGTAGTGTTAACACCTCCTCCATCGTTAATACTAATAACGTGATAGGTAAGTGTTAAAGTTGTGGTATTGTAAGAAACAATAAGGTCCAACTTCCCTGTGGCTCCTACAGTAAAACTTTCATCATGGATAAACCAATACATAGTCTCTTGCTCTCCGTCAGCAAAAGCGCCTATACATGTAGCGTCATCGCTTAAAGGTGTTCCGTCTATATACTCAAGAGTAGTAAGCCTGTTATTACCCTTAGAGTTTTCTACAGACCCAACTTCCGAAGCCTCAGTAGAACCAAGTCGGATATTTAAAGCATCAATATATTCTCCGTCCGGGATAAGTCTCTCATCCACGACTTTGTTCATGCGACCCGCAATGAAATTCCTTATAGTATTTGCCATATTACTTTAACCATTTGTCTTTGCCACGCATGTTCATTAACAAACGGCCCGGATGAATATTACTTAGACGAATTTTAGCATTGCGAAGTAACGCAGCTTTCTCTTTGCGTGCTCGCGATACAATATACTCTTGAACACCTAACTTAGAGTTAAGTATAGAGTAGCGAATATAAGCATATACAAATTCCTCAAACAGTTTGTTAATAGTTACACTAGCGTCATTTCCGTTCTCCATACCATCAGACACGTACTCAAGCGTTACCAATTTATTGTTCATACCTGAACTAAAATTAATTACACCTCCCTTTTTATCTATAGAAAAAGTAGGGTTAACATTTGCCGTTTCAGTATTTAATCCAAATCTTGCACCTATTCCATAAGAGAAATACCAATTACCTTCAAATTCCCATCCTTCCGTTCCGTTGTAAGGACTATTAGAATTAAGGTATATACTTCTTTTACCTCCTGTAATACGCTGATAAGACATATCAGAGAACTCAGGTTTTAAAACATTTCCATCTTGGTCAAATAAAATCTTTGAAGCATTGTCTTGTATATAAGCATTGCTCCAATTGGTTTGGATATTTTCCGTTAAAGGAAATAACAAGCCGTCTCTATACTCTGAAATACGAACCCAATTAACGTAGTCCTGAGGGAGGATATACCTCAAAGCCTCACCTACGGATAGCTCAAGGATTTTAACCTCTTTAAAGGCATCGTAATTGAGCTCCATGATAGCTCTCTTAGCATGGAAGAGAACTTTAAATCTGTCTTCGTTATTTACAAGAGAGTGGTTTCCACTGTAAATCAACATAAAGTTGTTTACAATATCCGAGAGAGAGACGAATTGATACGACCCCCAATTTTCATTAGTAGGCATAGCACCTTCATTCTCGTAATAACTATAATCTGTGATATACGGCATTATGCTTGTTGTTGAAGGTTTTTAGTTTCTTCAGCCTGTGCGTATGTATACACATCCATCTCTCGAATAGATATACCGCACATCTGTAAGATTAAATTTACTAACTGTGGTTCATCATCAATAGGAATCTCAAAGTCTTGGAAGTCAGCTTGACTATCGTTAAACACAGGTTCTCCTCCTGTAATTACAGAGTATGTCCAATTGGGGTCAAAAGGATAGCGGATATATTGCGCTTGAACTTGATTAGCTGCATTAATAGTAGTAGGGAAAACAGTTAAAAGATTACCTTCAATAGTATAAGCAGGAAAAACTGTAGTAGGTGCTAGTAACATAGAGTTATTTAGCATAGTGATTTTACTATGTGTAACAGCCTCTGCCTCTCCTGTAAATACCGAAGCAGCGGTAAAGCATAAGACTTTGTTTAAAAGGTAGAAGTCATCTGAAGTAGTTGCTATAGAAGGAAGGTTATATACATTAGTTCCCGGAGTAACAATAGATAAATTATTTGTAACAGAGAAGATATCTATAGACTCTGAGATACCCTTAGAAGCATCAGCATACTCAGTGCCTGACATACGTGCATTCTCTTTGTTTAAAGCGTTATTGTAGTCTGAGAAATAGTTCTCAAAAATTGTAAGCTGTGCTTGTTTAGCAAACAAGTTAAAGTCTGCCGGAGATATATACCCATAATTATTCTTATTGAGTACGGACAAGACTGTGTTTCTAACGGAATTTATCATGAGTAAACCTTTCCTCAAAGATAGACAAAAAAAAAGAGCCACTAATAGCAGCTCCTTTCTAATATGTATTGTCAGTAAGTACTCTTAAAATGCAGTAACTGCAACATCATCAACCTCTTCTCCCATAGGGACAGCTACATCCCATACAGGTCGTGTCCAACTTGTTTGAGCAGCTTGTACACATGCAGCTTGGATAGCTGAAACCATGGCAAAAGTAAAATTAGCGCTGTTAGTAACAGAGTAGTGATAGGTAGCGTCATCAGAGCTATAAATTTTAACCTCACTTGCGGTTGCAAGTTCAGCGAATAATCCTTGGCCTACAGGTATTAGCGCTTGCTTAGAAGCGCCTGTTTGTATACGAATATATTTTATCATGGGAATACAGTTAATGCGATTGAAGTTACGACAACTCCTGAAGGTATTTGAACTTCAACTTCAGAGTTTTGCCAAGTAGTTGCAGAAGCTCTTTCTAAAGCTGTGTTAATGTTTACAAGCAATACTGCTGTATCTGCATTACTTCCTGTTGTTACCAATTTGTAGTGATACAGAAAAGCATTTTGGTTATAAAGCCTTGTTTCTGTTGCATCTACCTTATCCGCAAATAAGCCACTCCCGACGGGAACGTTATGAACACCTGCGGCAGTGTTAAATTTAAGGTACTTTTGCATCTTTAAAAAATTAGATGATTAATAAAAACCAAATATACGCATAAAAAAAGGGACGCAAATTGCGTCCCCTTTAGTTCTATATGTAGTAAACCTATAGGTAAGACTCAAGAGCCTTTAAAGCTTCTACACCTTCATCGGTAATAAAGTATGACTCACATGCCGTCAAAGACTCTTCTCCGAAAGGAATGGTAAGCATTTTCTTTTTGCTTGCTGCGGTATTAAACCACACCTCAGACTTATTACGTCTATAAGTTAAAAGAGATTTGCTAAAGAAATTTTGGATATTAGACTGCAACTTTAGATGCGGGTCATTAACAATTTCTAAAAACCTCTGTGGGTCATGGCGAGCCTGAATTAAAAGGTCTCTACGTAACTCAGATGTAGTTAATGTAGATGGGTCTATACCATACATTACACGGGCTACATTTTCTGATTGCTCAATACTTAATGCACGGCACTCAATTAAAGCGTCTACTTCATAGTTTAAAGTTTCCATCTCTTTAGCAGCATCGCGCTCAAGATTAATCTCCACGAATCTACCTCCATTTAAAGGATGAAGATGTAGGAACTTTTGTAAAGCAGGGTTGTTTTCAGGTACGGTTAGCATGCCATCAATAAAAACAATAGGTTCCACTACTACGTGTCCGTCTTGTTCATCTACATAGATAGATTGTTGGTTGGCTGCATAACGAATCTCTCTATTAACTTTTTTGACATCGTCAAACTTAAGCATAGGTTGTCGTTTGTTTCCTCCGGGACTAATGTAGGTGGAGAGAGGGGCTGCATTATTTGTTAATTTATAAGCCCTAGTTTTTGAAACTGATTTGTTTTTCATAAAGATTAGATTAAAATTAAAAAAAATAAAAGGACGAGGGTTTGAACCCTCGTCCCATTATCATATATATATTATTGCTCGAAGATAAAGAAGTTATTCGCTCCTAAAGTGCATACTGCACGCTCAGAAAGGAAATGAACTTCCATAGCATCAAGCCCGCTGTTAGACGCTCCTCCTGCAGAACCTGTAATCCAAGTCTTGTAACGACGGTCTTCAGTCTCAGACGCACGGTAACGCACGTGTAAGAATGGACGCTTCGCGTTCTTTCCTAAGATTTGGTCATACACAGAAGTTGAACCTGCAGGTACTAAAAGACCATCAATAGTCCCGCTTGCTGCTGCTCCATTCAATCCACCACGCATAGTTGGGTCGTTGAGGTATTTCCAATCAGACTTGTAGAAGTCATATCCACGACGGAATCCTGTGAATCCGAGGTTTAATGCCATCTCCTTATCGTTATCGAATAGACCATATGAAGTACCACCTGCTCCGTAAGAGTTTTGTGCAGCTA